TTGAGGTGAAAGATAGTACTCTTACAGTACGTTCAAAAGAAGACAAAGGAACTGATGAAAGTCAGTATGTTCATAGAGGGATTGCCAAAAGGTCATTCTCTCGTAGTTGGTCACTCTCTGATGATGTAGTCGTTAAAGGTGCAGAGTTTGATAATGGTCTTCTTAATATTTCTTTGGAGAAAGTGGTGCCCGAAGAAAAGAAACCACGTTTGATTCCCATTACTAAACTGATTAGTAAGTAATCATTCTCCAAACCCCATTGAAGAATATATACTTTGATGGGGTTTTTGTTTTTTAATTAATGAAGGAGAATAATATGTTACCACTTGCTGGAATGTTATTCAACGTAGTTGCTGGATTGGTGGTCGATAAAGCTCAAGATCTGGCAGAAGAACACGTTGAAAAAATGATAGACGATATTTTACCAGATAAAGCAAAAAAAGAATTGGATAAAATTGTAAAAAATGATGCATCTCATAATTTTGAAACTGCAAAAGATGCTCTAAAAGGAGCAGTTGAAGGCAAACTCCCTGTACAAATGAAAGATGGAAAATTCTTACCGATAGAGATGAATGTCACTTTAAAATTTGATCCAAACACACAGAAATTAGAAATACTAAACAGGGAGTAGTTTATGTACATGACAAAAAACTTTTCATATTTTGAGATGATCAAGAGTTCAACTGCTGATCGAATGGGAGTGTCGAATGAACCAACAACTGAACACGTTATCAACTTGGTCAATCTCTGTAATTTTATTTTACAACCAGTAAGAGAACAGTTCGGCCCGATCAGAATAAGTAGCGGCTATCGTTCTCCTGCACTCAATGCAAAGATTGGCGGATCTAAAACAAGTCAACATTGCAACGGAGAAGCAGCTGACTTTGAATCATCTAGAGTTTCTAATCCAGATCTTGCAAGATGGATTGCAAAAAATTTAGAATTTGATCAGCTCATTCTAGAGTTTTATGATGGTAAAAATCCAAATAGTGGATGGGTGCATTGTTCATATAAGAAAGACGGAACTAATCGTAAGTCAACCTTGACGGCACTTAAAGTAAAGGGGAAGACACAATACAAAAAGGGTCTTCTCTCTTGAAGGGAGAATATGAAATATATCTGGTTAATCTACCTACAATTTTTGTTTCTGATACATCAATTTAGCTCTAAGAAGAATTGGATTGACAAACACATCTTAATATGTTATAATAAGTTAGATAAGTTAGAAGTGAACTATATTAAAATCCATAAATTTGATCAATTTGATAATAAATGAGTTTTTATACCAATGTCCAAACTATAGGTAATAGTATATTATTTCGGGGTGTGTCTAATGACGGCAAGAGATTCAAAGACCGAATAGAATATCATCCCACTCTTTATATTCCTACCAAAGAAGAAACCAAATTCAAAACACTTCAAGGTGAACCAGTTGGAGAGATTCGGCCTGGAAACATGAAGGAGTGTCGAGAATTCATTGCCAAATATCAAGACATTGATAACTTCAATGTGTATGGTAATGATAAGTTTGAGTTTTCTTTTATCGCAGAACACTTTCCAGAAGAACATATAGACTACGATTATTCTCAGATTCGCATTGCATATCTTGATATTGAAACTGGTTCAGAGAATGGTTTTCCAAATGTAGAAACTGCAAACGAAGAAGTAACTGCAATTACCATGAAGATTGGAAAGAAAGTCTATGTCTTTGGCCGTGGTGAGTTTGTTACAGATAGAGAAGATGTTTTTTATTTTCGATTCGATTCTGAACGTGCAATGCTTCAAAAGTTCTTTGAGATGTGGGATAAGGAATCTCCCGATATTATGACAGGATGGAACATTGATACTTTTGATATTCCTTATCTTGTCAATCGTGCAATGAGATTATTTGATGATAGAAAGAATCCTTACAAACTACTATCGCCTTGGAGAAAACTTAGAGAGTACAAGATGTTTGGTCTTGGTGGCCAGGAGTTACAGACATATGAGATCTATGGTGTGGAAACTCTTGACTATCTGGCAATGTATCGTAAATTTACATACATCAATCAAGAGTCATATCGATTAGATCATATTGCATTTGTTGAATTAGGTGAACGTAAACTGGACTATTCGGAACAGGGCTCTCTTCATTTA